TTGCTGGCCTTTAGCTTTAGCTTTGGCTTTAGCCTTCTTAAAAGCTTCTGGGTCATCTTTGATACTGCCCTCTTCCATGGACTTTTTCTTCTTACCTTTATCAATGACACCACGACCAATTAAAATGTCTTTAAAAGTGGTTTTACCATCACCGCTCAAATCAGGGAACTCAGAGCTATCGCCTTTCTTTTTAGATTTCTTATTAGACTTTTTCATGGCCTCGCTAATCTTGCTCTCAAGCATTGTGAGCAAGACTCGATCTTGCTTATGCTTAGTAACAATCTTTTGAGCACGCTGACTATTCTCACGAATGGACTCTGTAAGCTCAGGGAACGCACCTCTGGTGGAGGGATCCGATACAAGGTCAAATGTGATTAGCTTAAAGTCCTCGTTGACAATCTTACCTTTAATACCCTCCGTAACGCTACCTACACCACGGCTAGAGATGCCGATCTTCACACCGTCATTGATAAGAGCCTCAACAATCTTTCCGTTAGGAGTTGAAAGAATCTCGCACTCACCCATTACCGATCCATCTTTAGCAATGCTCAAACCAGTGATAAGGTGAGAGGCTTGCGAAAGATGGATAGCATCGTTAGAGGGGTGATCAAGAGCACCGACCAGAGAGCGGTCACCGATCTTCTCTTGAATCGCTTTTACCTGCGATTCAAGGATAGCTCGCGGGTAAATTCTGCCGTTGTTGTTCTGCTCATCGCACTGCTGGAATTTACCACGAAGGCGAAGTCGGGTATTACCCTCCGTGCCTTCATTAATGACTTCTACTTTCTCTAAAACATTGCACTCTACGAGTAACATAATTAATCCTATTTTTGTTTGCGAGACCAGTATTTCTTGCTTTTAAATTTACCGGATCTCTGTTTACCATGCCGTACTAATGTTCTAACGGCATACTTTTTAACATCTGAAAACTTGGAAGGAATGGTTCCTGGGGAAAAACCCTTGGCGACTCTACCTCCAACTTCTTGCTCGTCATCCTTACCCCACTTACGCTTAGTAATAACGTAAAGACGATTAGAATTTTTAGTGGAGAATATTTGACCCACGTAACCCTTCTTTAACGCAGTCGTGATAGAGTCGTAAACCTTAACACGAGACTTAGATGCTTTGGTCTTAGCCCCGCCTTTATTCATCTTGGATCTGCCTTCAACAGATCCTTGAGCTTTGGTGGCTTTAGTTTCCCTTACTACGTCTACGAGGTTCATTTTTTCTGATTGGCTTCTTAAATAAAGGCTTGGCGCCCCCCACTATCCCAGAGCCAGATGCAGTCATTTCTTCCATAACTTCTCTGGCTTCTTTTAGGAGTTCTTTCAGGTTTTCAACCAGAGATTCAAGCCTTTCCTTGAGGATTGTGGCCTCATTGATAGGATCAAACTCAGGCATGAGTTCTTGTTTTTTATCGGGATCAGAAGACTCGTTCAGAGCACCGTTAAAGCCAACAATTTGATTAACAAAAGCGTCAGGCACAACAACAGCTTTAAGGCCGTCATCAACAATAGGATCTGTTTTGGCTACGACCTCCTTCACGGGAGAAGTCTGAGCTAAAATGCCTTCAGTAAGAGCTAAAAGATTCTTAGTGCTAGCACTCATCTTTTATGCCCTCACTTGTCCTTTTTGCCTTTCTTCTCTTTCTTTTCGTTACGCTCGTCCTCGTCATCATCCGAACCGACTTCGTAATCTTCGTTCTTCTTTTTGTCGTCGTCCTTGTCGTCATCTTCGTCCTCATCTTCGTCCTCATCTTCGGCTTCCTCAAGGAACTCACCGTCCTGCTCAAGGGCCTCATTGATGGTGCCAAGAATGAAATCAACACACTCTTTCATCGCTTGCTCCGAGATAGGCTCATCTAATTCAGACTCGCAGAGCGGGCAGACATGACCCTCTTCGCAGGCCTCTTCAACAACTTCGACTTCCTGAGATTCATTCAGATCTTTGGATTCAGTCAGTTGGTTAGCGGCAAGGATCTTGCCAACAAAATCATCATCAACATTAATGTAGCGCATAATAAACTCCTGTATGTATATGTATCAAATTTACGTAAATAAAAACAATAAAATTATCTATCAATTAATTTCGATTTTGGCCTAGATTCAGATTTTACTATTGTTTTTGAATCTTCTTTTAGTAGGGTTACAGGATTAATGCTATTTCTCTGAGCATTCTTTATCTTTATTCCGTGCCTAAAACCATTTTTCAATTTATCTAGGAATCCTTCATGCAGATCAAACATCAATTCTCCAATTCTGGACAATGGCATACGGCTAAATACATCAAACCAAACCACGGACTCAGGATTGTACTCATCTTTTATGTGGTCTAGAACATCTTTAACTAGGTAAGAAGCTCCGTAGGAAGAGACTGTTGGAGAGCTAGCTCCAAGGGTATCACCTACATAAAAAGTGTTGTAAAAGCTACTAGGCTCATACCGATAACCAAAGTTGTGAATACTTTTCTGTTCAAAACTTCCTATTCGAGTCAAACCATCTTCTAAGAATAGATTATAGAAATCAAATCCTGTTTTTTCGTTGGAGGTTATTCCCCTGTTAAGAGTGGGTGTGAGAAGTATCTCCCTGGTAACCTTATCATCCAAATTTGTTATCTTAGATCTCCCGTTGAAAGGGTTAAAGTTAGATCCCTGGCTGGGCACTATTACAAATCCAAAAGGTATATTTTTTACAAAATTATCGCTGCCCAATAATGTTGGATTAGCCACAAAATCCTTATTACTTATATCTGAGGATTTAAGAGAAAATGACGAAGTATCCAAGATATATCTGTATAGTGGATCTCGATAATCAAGATATACTTGTGGAACAGCTAATGAATTATTGTTCAAATGCTTTTGAATTTGTTCCTTATTATTTATCCTGAAATACGTTGCTGAGTAGTCTTCAACAGTTGGTTTACTGAAGGCGACTGTTTCGACAGAGCTTAATTCAATCCCGAAGTATAAAGGGGTCAAAGTGCTAGGCCCAGTATCCCCACTTACAAATTCGTGTGAGTTTGTAAGTGATTCGGCAGTCAACCTATATTGAAAACGGCTTCCGACTATATCCAACAAACTAGACCGAACTGATGCGGGGGCATAAAAAGTTGAGCTAACAAGACCATCTAACACTATCGGCTTCTCTTCACCGCTCTCTGACTCAGCCTGAATGTAGTAACCACCTCCATCTCCAATATTAAGTAGGTTAGTGGTTCCAACAGCAGGAATGGTGGAAGCAGCAACAGGGTTAAGATAACTAATTGGAAAGCCTGCATTAGGTATTTCAAGTTTATCTACCGAACCATCAAACTTATCAATTCTTAAACTTAATTTTAGATCTTCATTTAGAAATCTAAACCTCCCCATCTCAATCTGATTTTGAAAATTGTCTTTAATAACCCCCAAACCATACTGCTGATCACGGAGATATAACAATGAAAAAAGTTCGTTAGAACTTTGGCTCTCAGATTGTAAAAAAGAAACAAACTTACTATTCTTTTGTGTTTCGTATGAGTTCAAATAATAATCTGGATTAATCTCATTGATGGTTCCAGTAACTAAATGTTTTCTTATTACATTTACAAAAACATTTACGCCAATTTGTTTGCCTGTAGCGTCTCTAAGATTATTAAAAGCTTCAAGTAAATTTATATTTAAACTAAATATTATCTTATCATCTGTTAGGTTCTGAATAGAATCTTCATCCCAGCTTCTGGTGTCGCCCTCCTGATAAAACAAAAGATTGTAAACTTCTTGAGCAACAGAGTTTCGGAAAACTTTTAAGAAATAACCATTTGAAACAGGAACAATCTTTTGAGTTTGTTTTATTTTAAAAAAGTTCTGCTGAGGATCATATAGTGGATCTGATATTACAATAGCATTAGGGTTAACAATATTGGATATTGCTTGATTAACTGAGATCTGCTCGCCATTAGTCGATGCTTGATTTTGAGCAGCAGAGTTTGCTTGATTCAAAGAGGTGTTTACATAACCTTGATTAGGATCTTCGGTTTGAATAAGTCCAGGAATTACTTCACCGGGAAGTTGACCTCCTGGGTCTAGTGGGGGTGGCTCTGGTATTTGCCCTAGTGTGGGTAATCTTCCAGTAGGAACTTCACCACCCCCTGGGTTGATAGGAGGTTGAGGTATTTGCGCTATCGAAGGTAATCTCCCTGTAGGGATGATCTGACCAGGGTCTGGGACAGAGAATCCAGGATCAGGTTCAGGTTGAACATCACCCGTTGTAACTGTGGGGTCAGGAGTGCCTACTCCACCACCGCCTCCGCCTCCGCCTCCGCCTCCTCCAACGGGATCTTCACCCGGCTCAAAAGGAACCTCAGCAGCACTTGGATCAAAAGGAACCACTACAACAGGAGTTGATCCGCCCTGACCTCCGCCAACGGGATTCTGAAATCCAGGCTTAATACCTAACCTACAACCGTCGCTGATTATAAGTCCATTAACAGTAGTCATTAGCTTAAGTCGATAATAGAGTTTCCAAACTTATCAGAGAGGTTGTTACCGCTGTGAGTTTTATTGTAAAGGGAATCATCGAATCCAACGATTTCAAAGGAAACAGAGGGGTAGAGAATTGGTGTAATGCCGCTGTAATACTTAGGTAGAGTTTTAGGCGCTGACTCTGCGTCAGTTGCTTGATTAAAAGTCCCTGTGAAACCGTCACTAATTTGGCCACCATCATTGGGACCACCACCGTTTCCTTCGATTTTATCATCCTGTATAACAGTCTCAAAGTATCTATATGGCGATGGGCCTGAGTTAGGATCAGCTAAGGGAGCCTTGCCAGCATCAAATTGAGGAAGCATAAACCCGGTGAAGTTTCTGGCGTTCTCTCTATCCTTCCAAGGTTTACCTTGGTCGTCCTGCTGCATGAATTTGTTAGTATCATGGACATGGGGTCCATTTCTCTGTTTCTGTCTACCCGCGAAAGCATCGCAAGCCCACCCAACGTTAATAACAAAGTAATTAGGATGTTTCACAACCCAAATACCTGTAGGTTGAGCCGAGCGAGTTTGCTTGGTTTGGTCGGTCTGCACTGACATACAGGAAAGTGGAATACAGTTTAATAGATTGACATTTACGTGGTAATTAGAAAAAGGATTGTTTGCAATCTTAATAAGTTTAGAAACGTAATAAATCTCATTCATTTTGTTTCTCATCACTTTCTCACGCTGATAGTTTCCAACTTTAAACTTATCAGTAGGAAACAGCTTACCCATACCCAGACTACCTAAGTTACCATTGTAATCATCGTCAGTTCTGTTACCAACAATCGAGTTAGCAGCTTCTTTATTCCAAGGAGGAAGTCGGAAAGCATCAGGGTTACCGTGTCGAGTCATCAATGTTGATCCAACATTAACATAGTCTAACGCCCGCTCACCAGTAAATTGACCAGGGTTTCTTTGACGCCACATTGCCTTATCCCACATAGGGGCGAAGTCAACAGAGTCAGTGGGGTATCCAAACTCTGTCGTAACTGAAGTCCTCAACTCGTTTAAAGTTAGGCCATCAACTGTTCTCTGACGAGTTAAAGCACCCTCAGGACCGTAGTTCATACCTCCTGCGATAATGCCGGTTGCTAAGACTCTACTTCCAGCAGCCGTTGGTGGGGGAGAGGTTGGGTCCTGTGGGGGTTCGGGGGGAACGGCATTACCCAATCTATTCCTTAAGTCAGTGTAAATCTCTGCTCTTACTTTCTCTAAGTGAGCCTCAGATACAACAGGATTTGCGATCGAAACTTGTGGAGTGGCAGCAGCAATACCCGCCCTCTCGTTGTAAGCCAATTCAGTAGTTCTAAAGAAAGGTCGAATATCTACAATATCATCACTAACTAGGGTATCTGATTGAACAGTCAAAGTCCCCTTACGAACTCGAATGTAAGCGATTGGTAGAATCGTTTGACCAATCAATGGGAATGCTGTGGTCTCTAAGTTTTCAGAAAGAACAGGAGCCAAGTTCATTAAGTCATCCGGTGATGGGAAAGAACCTCTAATGACCCCACCTGAAGAGGTACTGAACCCGGTGGTTGTACCTCCCTCATCGCCAGGATTAGCAAGCATTATTGGAGTGCCATCCAAAGTTTGAAGATTAACTCTATCATCAGCGTTGATATCATCAGTTGAAGTCTGCCTGCTAAGACCCACACCTGCACCCTTTAAAATACCCAAAGTGGGCTCTGTTAATGTCTCAGGACCTCCAAGACTATTGAACTTTGGGATGGTAGTACTGTTCTCATCAATGGCTTTAGAATAAATAAACACTAAATCAATTCTTTGATTAGAGTCAAGTGGTTGCACTGCTCCATTCTCATCAGTATATGAGAAATCGGTAGCGTCAAACTCTGGTATTTCAATACTAAGCTCCTCTGGCACATCCACAATTGAAGTTCTGATGGCGCCTCTCCATCTCTTAATAAATTGAGATTCAAGTCTACCTTGTTGAACTCCTGCATCAGTGCTATCTCCAAAAACATTTTTAAGGAGAGTTAAATTTCTAACGTCTACATCTGTAGTCTGCTCGTATAAAGATCCTATAAAGTTTGGGTAGGTTGGCTTATCTTGATAATTACCAACGGTCGGAAATTCACCGTAATCTAAGACAGATGTTACATTAAGCTTTTCGTTGCTGCCTATACTAATTCCATCCTCGCTATCAATAGCGAAGACAAATGCACGCTCGGCAAGACCGTTAAAATTAAAAGCAGTACCAGCGGTGCCTCTTGCAAACTCATTTAAAACACCCGATACAACTGAGTTATTCACGGTCCCCACTTCAAAAGTGTTCGTGCTTTCCCCGTCAGCCCCTGTCGTAGTATTAGTGAATCCAAAAACTTGATTTATTACTTGAATTGGTGTTAGATCAAACGCATTATTTATACGACTTGTATACCTGCCGGGTTTAACACGAACAACCCTATCGTTCCCTAGCACAAAAGGTTTTAGCTCAGAAAAGCCTGTTCTCCCTATTTCAATATTTTGATTATTTTCTCCTTCTGTGAGTAAACCATCAACTTGATCTTTTAGGAAGTTAGTATTCTCCTCAAGCTGTTTGATTGGGATGTTATCGACCTCAAAATAATAGGGGTCATTAGCTTTGAAATGTCTAACAGGTTTTATGTATGAAAAATCTGTATTGTAGTATGTTAATTCGTTAGGCATTAGTTATCCTTTTTAAGATCAAAATTGTTTATAGATAATAGTCCAGTGCCACCAGCTAACCCGGTCTGATTTGTGTCTCCACCAAACGTATCCATCGGGAAGAATATCTCAACACGTTTACCTAAAAGTGATTTGTCAACTGAATTATGTTTAGCATTAGCAAACATGTTAGCACCTGAATCATCAAGTATAGCTAAAGTGGTGTCAGGGTTTAACAGCATTTCTGAGGCATAGTAAAATCCTGAGGGCTCATAAATGTTATTGTTTCCCCTCTTTAACAAAGAAGTGTAGTTTGCACTAGCTCCATAATCGCTGTTATCCTCAGCTATCAAATCTCCTGAGAAATTATAACCTTGAGCAAACACCTGAGGGATTATACCTTTAAATGCGTTGTTGTTGCTCACACCCACAGCACTAAGGAAGTTTGCCGTAGAATCAACAGAGAAGTATAACCGGAAAGGACCAATGTTTTGAACAGAGGACTTACCTAAGTTAACATCACCGGGAAGCTGTTGATTTATCCCATAGTAGTCGAGAATAGACAATGAACTAGTATCGGGAGTGCTAACTGGCGCTCCTGACAATGCACCCCAGGTGCCTGAAGGTCCATGGTAAGGCGCTTGTATTGGGTGAACTCCTGATACCGACACATAGGAAGCTTTAAGCAATGATGTGTCAGCCACATTCCATATATGCAGTCTACTACAGAATGCACCGGGCAACGGAGCCGCTCCGTCGAAATCATACGCAATGGAAGATGAGTTAGCCCATCCACAAGGGAAGTGTACGTTCTTAACATCAATTAAGCTATCGCCAACAGCCCTAACAGACATACCTCCAGTTGTAACACTTGAAGCATTGGCATCTAACGTATCCCGTGCCACCAGATACCTATAAAGCGTTGCAGGTGACCCTGAATCGTCTCTAAATCTGTATCGATCATTAACGCTCGCTGCTGCTAGGCTCACTGCATTTGGAACGTCGGAGTCGTTTGTATTGCCATTTGGGTATAGCTGAATCCATCCGTTGCTAACACAGTTTTGATATGTCGTGGGCAGGATGTAATCATAGTTACCGGCTCTACCACTTACATCTCGACTAGCATCATATTGAATTTCGTAGTCACCCAAGTCTTGCATTTTTATGGTAGACTTCTCGTTTGCAACCAAGCAAGCTCTGGTAGAGTGAAGCTCTACCATAGTGTGACTGTCTCCGTCTTTGTTTAAGTTAAATGCTGATACTAAAAGTTGATTATCTTGATTTCTAGTAGGTCCGAAGTCAATTGTTGAATTTTTCTCAGCTAAGGCATCCACACCTACTTGAGCTATAACAGTGGGTCCTTGGAAGAAAATTTGAGAGTTGTCTCCAGCAAAGGATGCTGCTTGCTTAATTTGAGAGGTCCTTGTGTCGGGACCTAGCATCACGTTAGCATAGTTTTTGGAGCCCCTACATGTGATGGTAGAGTTGTCTGCGGCTCTAAGCATTAGACCAAAAGTAGGATTAAAAGCCTTTGAATTGTCTAAGTGTGTTGAGTCTATGTGAGTATGTATAAGGTCTAAGTTAGAGTTATCACTAGCTTCAATTGCAGGTAGTAAGTTAAGCTGTATATCGTCATCTTCGCTAAAGCCAGACTCGCCGATACCAAAGTTACCGGACACATAAACCATCTGACAAATAGATGGCATTGAACTTGCGTATAGCGGGCTCATTTGAGAGTTTGAGCTTCGTATTGCCTGACCATTTTGCACACAAGCAACCTGAGACATATGCAACTTATTTGGGTTAATAGGGTTGTTATGATAGAACCCAGGCCACAAACCGTTATTGTAGATCAGCTTAGAATCTTCTAAGTTAATGCCCTTTGATTGATTAAAGTTTGAAGTTAGCTGATCAACAACTATGTTTGAATTTTTGGAATCCAAACCTACGTAGTTACCATTAGTTATGAGCCTACCTCGATATTCGAGGTCTGAATCTTTAACTTTTATACCAGCTTCAGTATTAAGCTCACAGAACAATTGAGTAGCATTATACCAAGTGGTAGTGCCTAGTAGATTGGTATTCTCGGTGTCGCCAGCCATGGTAGCTTCACCTAAGCCACCTGTTATTGTAGAATTAATTGAATGAATTCCAATATCATTTCTGGAGAGGCAGTATAGGGCATTCATCGAGGGGACTGGTATGCCGGAGGGGCCTACAAACGCTGCCCAGTTACTGTAATAAGGCTGGCCAGAGGCAGAAGAATCTTGCTCAATATCCCTGTTGTATGTTGATCTAAAGTTAATAGTTGATTGTGAGGCATAAATACCTGCTCCATAGTATGCCTGAGCTTTGTAGCTCTTTCGTTTTTCAACAAAGGGTATACCCTCCCTAGCAGTTCCATTTAGCTTATAGTTTCGGTATGCAACAAAGCCTCTTAGTAAATCAACTTCAGAGTTATTAGCGTATAATCCTGCCCTGTTTGCTCTGGATACCGCACACCTCTCAAGATTAACCTTAGAATTTTTTATCTCAATTCCATTATCTTGAGCGTGCTCACAGTCTACGTTAAAGTTTCTTATGTGAATCGGACCATCGCAATTATGAACCTTAATTGAATTAAGGCTATTGAAGTATACGAAAGGAACATGCCCCGTTTCATCTCTTGCAGTTCCTCCCTTAATTTCAAGTTCAGTTATAGAATCAACAGTGCTGACATCATAAGTGTCCATCTCTGTTGTTCTAGTTTTATCAAAAGGATTGAACTGGATGGCAGAGGCTGTATTATTAGCGCCTACTAGTTTAAATGGAGAGAGAGTACTAGAGAGGGCAGCAGTCATTCGATTTCCGAAGAAACCATTACCCGCGTCCAAGGGCTCTGTGTGTTTTACAAAAACATAAGGATTTACGAATCTTTCGTCGCTAAATGGGTAAGTGGAAGATGCCACCAAAATATCTGCGCCATTCGATGGGTTTTTCGTTAGCAACTTAGCGTAAGCTACGTCATTGAAAGCAACAGGTAATTGAGCACTTGCAGTGAGTATGGAGTTGTAAATTTGATCAGAGCCAATGGATGAAGCTAACTTGTAAGAAGTGAACTCTGTATCATATCTGGCTGTATCTAAGGCAGAGGTAGAGCCTCCAATGGTAACAGGACTTCCAAATGCGCCAAGTCTGTTTATGATCTCTAAAGACCCATTAGGTCCAAAAGATTTGTTAGTTATGGTAAGATGCCCCAATCCGCCAAAGCTAGCCACTTCAACTAATATAGGATAGTTAATAAACTCAGGCAGTGCATCGATACAAGAACTTAAGTTAGTAAAGTATAGTGGATTGCAGGTTGTTTCTGCCTCAGCAGACACTATGAAGGACATACCCGTAAGGGCCGAAGTGGGATGTCCAAACTTCTCCCAAAGTAAAGTAGTTCTCTCCTCTAAATCATGTAACGGGAGATTATCTTGTTCAAAATTGTAAAATGAACTAGCGTCATATTTAGTAACCTTATCAGTCCAACAGGCAAAAAGGTTATTGGCTCCGCCTTCTACGTATACGTCACTTGGGTTTAACATGTTATCCGAATGATATTGTCCATCTGAACACTAGAGCAAAATCTGATGTTTTTCTAATGTTACTAAAGTATCTATAGGCTGTTAAAATAGAAGTCTCTATATTGTCAGCCTTTGGATTCTTGATAAATAATCCAATTTCGTTTAAAGCACTCTCTGGTACCCCAGGCCGAGATAGGTTGTTACACGAGTCTTCATCTATGAAGATAGTGTATCGAACGGTTCTGTCGTCTATCCTCGTAACCTTACTAAATGGGATTTTAGCGTATATCTGAGGAGTTGTTACAACAGAGTCGTTCTCCCATCTGAAGCCTGATACGACATTCAAGTTGCTATCCGTAGACTGACCGAGGTACTCCGTGGTCGAGGATAAAGCTCCCGAAAGAGAATTAGTGCTACTAACTTGTAGCCCAGCATAGCCACTAACTCCTAATTGAACTCTATCAATCTGGTAATCAGTGATTGTATTAGATCCTAATTTGCCGTATAAATGTGATAGAGCCCATCCAAAGCCAGAGACAATGACGTTATCCTCATCGTATACAACCTCTTCCTCACCCTCTACAATTTTGTGAATTGTTAAGTGTCCTTTTATTCCCATCTGATTTGTTAGTGACTTAATCATTTAAAATCCAAGTTTAAGTTAATTATTGTTGGTGTAGCGGCAAGGAGTGTACCAAATCCAGGTGTAGCGCCAAGATCTCTGTGAAAAAGTGGATTATCCAGGATAGTAGCTTTTGCTACCAATTTATACTTTCTGTCATTATTTAGACAATTCCAGGCATAAGGAGGTGTTAATCCCTCCGTTAACATTGATTTTAGATCTAAACAGTATACTCCTATATGCTTTACGCTTCCAAAAGCCACTAAAGACATACCGTCTCCTCTGCTTGTCCTGGTCCTTATTCTTAGCTTACCTTCAGAGGGTTCAAGACCAGTAGATGAAAATACTAATGCGCCACCCCCGAAATCAGTATTGGTTATTTCCCTTACTGATTTCGGGTTTACCGTTAAGAATCCATTTTTGTCCATCAATCCTGATGTATTGAAGTCACCGCTAAGTGTTCCATTGAAAAGCAGATCTTTATTTTTATTGTAGAAATTGTAATTGGCTCCTCCAGAGGGAGCAAAGCCTCCTACCTTATTCCATATGGCGCTAAGTTGATTGTCCACAGCGGGGTTAGCATAATGACCTAAATCAGGCAAAGCACTTGCAAATTGATATGAGCTTAAGTTAACAGATAGCGTTGATCCTCGTTCTAACCTAGTGTCCAAAGGAGAAGGATCATTAGGGACGGAGTCGTATGTTGAAGAAAATAATAAATAACTTCCCGAGGGTATGTATGAGGAGACTCCGTTTGTTACATCAGAGGCATAATTTATTACCGTAAGAATCCCTGAGTCAAAAGAGCTAGCCCCTGAGGCAACAACATCATTCACATACTGGATTGAGGATACAGCATGGGAGTGCTGTACAAAACCGCCTGCATCCTTACCAAAGGTTAGAGCCTGAAATGTGTAGTTGGAAGTATCTAGAATTGAGCTAGCTGACGGAAAATCAGAAAATGCCGGATTAACCGTTAGTATATCAGTAAGAATTTCTCCAAAGCCTTGAACAAACATTAGATAGGAATTGTAACGTTGGTGTTGAGGACACCCAGTGTTCTGGTTATTTCTACCATACCCCCTGCAAATCGATAATCAATTCTAGAACCACCTCTTGATTCCATTATAGTCGATGTTTTATTCTTGTCTCTGCTAGCAAAAGAAGTGAATGAATTCTTACCTGCAATATTGTTGAAGTGTTTAAAAATATCAAAGATATCTTGTTTAGTTAACTCCAGACGAGGATCCGACTTTGTCCCGGCTACAAACAACTCAGAAAAATTCTTCAAAGTATTATCTTGAATTTCCACTTTATCGATTATTATAAACTCGGAAGACTGTGCGCCGGGAGTCATGAACACTTCGACTACATAATTTTGATTGAGCCTATGTAGTTGATCATATTCTCCCTGATAATCTTTAGGCAATCTTATGATTCTATTGTTAGTGTTAAATTGTAGACTAGCACCGTCCACATCCTCAGACCCTAGGCCTACAACCGGAGAATTTCTGTTGGAAGATATTTGATCCAAACATTGGTAATCTGTGGTTGAGTTGGTGGATTGAGGATCATTAGATCTTAATTGTGTAGACGTTCGGTGAGAGTATTTTCTTATTAGGTCTTCTCTACTAATTAGTTGCTCGTGCTGATGCCACTTACCATCAGGCATGAAAGTCCACATCTTATTTTGCTCAGGCTTCGTATGTAACCATATGTGTATATCTCTACCTCCGAGAGTGGTTCCCGAATCTCTTGATATTATGGCACTTAAGTTTAGAGTAAACTCGTGATCTGGGGATAAGAAATTATTAGAAATAGGATAATTACTAGGGACAGAATACTTAGAAATATCAAATCTAAGCCTAGTAGCAGCATCATTCCCAGATCTCATCAGCACAATAGTATTGTCAAACAGGAACGGGTCCTCAAAAGAAGCTCTCTGAGAGCCTGGGACTCTGATAATAGAAAATGATCCTTGTGCTTTAACTCCAGAAGTTAGGACTAGCTCGACACCATCCACAAGGCCTGAGCAGACTCTCTCAGGAGTATCTATGTACATGTCCCCATCAGCAGAAGCTGGGAAAGATCCAGCGCCAACAAAAGGAGAGAGATCAGAAGTCATTCGCCTAGGACTAGCAAAAGATGTAGAAACTTCCTCTGCGGCGCTTCCTAAATCTTCAAAGTCGTGGTTGAATAGGAGAGGTCCAAACGTATGCGAAAATAAGTTTGGACCGTCTAACTCTTGAACATCACGACTTAACCTATGCCATTTAAAGTTATCTTGGTATATGTGGTGTAACTTATGAAGATCTCTACCAAACTCAAAGTTATAAAAATCTTTAGTGCTTTTAGGGAATGTGTAACCAGCACTAGAATCATTGGTTGCACTGTTAGCATACGACAGTGTAACGCCGCTAGTCCAAGCATTTATCTTGTCTTGAATTGACGATGCAGCACTAACTCCCCCAGCTACGATTGAACTAATCTTCTGATTAGCAAGAGCGTTTAATCCAACTTCAAGATCTGCTCTAAGATATTTTGAATTTTCTCCAATTCTATGCATGGCTGCATATATCCCTGGGAGTTGACCACGATCTGTCGTCCTGTCAGTATTTGTTTGAAAATTTGCTAACTGACCTCTTACATTCTGAGTTGTGCTTACGGGGTATTCAAAGTAGATATTTCCAGAATTTAAACCTTCACATTGATTCCATATAGGTGGGAGATTAATATGACTCGATACTGAAGTGTAGGTCATAGAGCTTGGCACTAATCCCAGAGGCACGCCACTAAGACTAGATACCATATCGAATCCAACAGGCATATTAAAACCAGTTCGGTCGTAATACCCATTGAACGGCATTATCTTTTCATAAGATCTTCTTCTGGCAGAATTACGGGGAACCTCATCGACAGCCGACAAGCTAAGTAACTCAGGGGAAACTAGAGTTCTAGTAGCGTCTCTTCCAATTGGAGTCCCTCCATTATTAACACCTCTTTTGTAAGAGTTTAAAAATATTCCAGAAGTTAATAGGTTGACGCCTGCACCCGCTTTTATCTCTTGGCTGTCCAAATAAACATGAGGTAACGAGCTTGCTTCAAATTCAAACCTATCAGGAGGTGCTGATACCTCCAAAGAGATAAGTGGTATGGAGTGAGCAGGTGCAGTACTACCCACGGCTTTCGATACAAAAGCCATAGCGTCTCCGGTGTTCACCTCGTCTAAGTTTTTCTTTGTAAAATCAAACTCTGAGGCATCCAGAACTAACTTAAAGTGAGAAGATTTACCAGACCATAGAGAAGCATATTCAAATCTGTTATCATTAATATTCCTAATAAACTTGTCTAAGTTAGGCGGCTCATTGTATCCTGATGTAAATATCAAGAATGATCCTAAACGTGGCTCGTCGTCTTTATTTAATGCTTTGTTTGTTATGTAAGAACTGACTTCCAGAGCAAAGTCATTATTAACACCAAAGCAAGCCAAGCGATCAGATATAAATGTGACCATGTCACTATTTAATTCCGAGTTGACATAATAAGGGTATTCCTCAAACGGAGGAATTTCAAAGTCCCTGCCTCTGTAATTAAATGTTAAATCAAACTCTTTTTCCCAAACTTCTCTTTGAAATTTATCAGGAAACTCTTCAACAGTTTCATAAAGAATCTGATCAACTGCTAATCTAATATTTTCATCCATACTCCTTGTGGAGTACGTGTAAATTTCCATCTCGTTAGCTAGATTAGGAGTCCAAGTATCAAAACTTTTGAACTTTGAAGATTCTGTTGCTAGAGCATAGTAAATTAAAAAAGGAACATAAGATTCCCAAAGCTCTGTTACTCTACCTTCAATAGGGAACTTGTCTTTAGGGAAAATTGTATTAACAGTTCTTTGAATTGATTTTTTGGTTCCAACTGTTTTGTAAATACTAACAGCATTTCTAAGCTGAAGTCTCCATTTCTCAGGATCACCTCCAAACAAATCCCATCCAATTAATTGAGCTACAAGAGGAAGATAATCGTCGGGGCAATCATCAATATCGTATAGCGTGGATATCTCCTCTGTGTCATTGTCTTTGTCATACGCAAAGAATGACAAAGCTCTAATTAATCTAGCAAATGGACCATCCTCTATCTTAGAAGAGAATTTTAAATTACTTTCTATGTACGTTTGAAACTTATCTCTAACCCTAAAGTCTGAAATGTCTGAATACAAAGGAGAATAGATGATGTCATTCCAAGTTTTAAACTTTTCAAGTTGTTGGGTACCACTTAAATCAGATCTAGTCGAGCTAGCAAATAGCTGCGAAGGGTAGTAAGCACTTGATGCATTTTTCCAAAGGTGCTCAGATAGAGCGTTGATACCGTCGTTTGTCCTTACAGCTTTACCTGCATATAGGCTACTGACTAGAAGATCTTTCACAGTCGAAGACGGATCAAAGTCAGTCCCACTTGTATTTAAAAAATACATCCAAGACATGTTGGATATAAGGTAATTGTGAATTGCAGCACCGTTACCTATTGTGGAGAATAAAGAAGAGTCTGGTGTATTCAGCCTCGTAGCAGGCAGTAAAGTGTTATCAACATAGTCTGCGAATGCTTGTTCTGTGGTAAAGTCTCTGAAATTTTTACCTAGCAGACTCAAGATTTTCTCTTCAAATTGTTCAGGTGCAATGTTTGTTAAGTTATTTTGTTTTACAAAATAAAGAGAAGCCCCACTCACATTTTGAATATTTTCGGATATGGTTCCCGCGATGGCGCTGACATCTAAAATAGTTCCAAAGTTTTGAGCTACTTCAATCTGAGAGTTTATAATGGTATCTATTGGGTCGGCAGCTTTAGGGGTGCCAGACACATCGTCTTCATACAGGTAACCAGGAATAATAAATTTTAAAGCTTCAAAATAATTTCTCTTAAAGAAATTTTTATTCCTTAAATAAGTCTTACCCGACATTAGACATACTCTACTCTGATAGCCAAGTTATTCAGTTGAATAATTTCATTGAACCCCACTGATATGGGCTTATCAACATTAGTTACTTCTGCAAATCTAATGTCTTTCTCATCATCAAGCAAAACTCTAATAAGGTCCTGAGGTACAAAGGGCTCCGAGAAATCGGTGTTATCCATTCCCATGTAGTTTACTATTGAAGCTCTAGCTGATTGTAATACCCTAGCTTCACTTCTTCTAAGATTTTCATCAAGAGTAATTGTTACAACTAAGTCTAAAGTTCTGATAAGTCCATCGACAATGATGACCTCATCAGTTATCATCTTCTTAGTTTCTACAGCCTCTAGTAATTGACGTTTAAATTCCTGAGTTGCTCTTCTTAGTTGAGAATCTGAAGCACGCTCAAGAACAAAAAGATCAATGATATTAGCAGATGAGAAAGCTCGCCTAACAGAGGCAGTTGCCTTACCCGTCGAACCGTAATTTGAAGCAAAATTATTAGCAAAAGCTTTGAAGTCTGGCAAGGTAACCAATCTGTCCTGGCTTCTGAATACTAAAGGTGCATACCGTTTAGCCTGTTCAACACTTTCAGCATCTCGTCCACCCGTGGCCAAGCTTGTATTCTCTACGGTTATCTGAACCGAAGCCGTTATTACGTCACCACTATCGCTACGTCCTTCAGATTCGCCAGAGATTAGAGCGTTTATCACACCTTTAGCAATATTGCCTCTAGTGCCGCCTCCAACACGGTAAGTTACAACATACCTATCCCCTAGGGATGGTGATTTACCAATAGAATCATCCCCAAAAAGAATGGATGCTCGGAATTGCTCATCGGTTGTCACTTGAAAGACTTTGTCATCGCCACCCGAAGCAAAGTAAATGTTTTCCTCTTCTTTGTAAACACCCTCCGTTGAGGAGTCTCCTGTTAAGAAAACTTGAGCACTTCTTTCAACGTAGGGGGATTGAGCTAAATTTATAGTTTTTATATCTTCAGGAGAATTAAATATACCCTGCTCAGAAACCAAAGCGCCCTCAAGAAGAACTGCGTCAGTAATAGTTACTACCCCACCGTCAACAGTTGTAGGGAATTCTAAGTTTTGAGTTGGATCTGTTAGATCTACTGTCCCGTTTGAGTTAACTTTATATATTGTATAACTCAAGGTACCGCCATCTTCTGGGGAACTGATTGTGATTACTCTATCTGAGGGTGAGAGAGTTAAAGAGCTTGGGTTTGACACAGCGGTCGCCACCGGAAATGTTAAAGAGGCATTAGCAGCAGCAGAAATTGGACCTTTCATCCTAACTCCAATTAACTCCAACAGCCTCTTTACACTGTCCCTACTTTTAGCGGTTCCTATGTAATTCTCATTAACTAAATAATCCGCCTTGTTGGATTGGATATGGCCGACTGCCGCCATTAATTCAATCAGAAGAACACCGAAGTCAGAGCTTTCAAAGTTGTTATAGTCTAAAGGAAAAGTAGCTTTGACATACTTTATAAGGTTAGCTCTTAGAGTTTCAAAGTCCGCAGAACTATGATCTATAAGCTTTTGTTTATTATCAAGCTCTGAAGGCAGTGACTTTAAAAAGTCTGACTCTACTGTTCCTGAAAAAGACACCATTATATTCTAACTCCAACATCAAAAGCACTAGCTCTCGCATTTCTTACAGCGCAGAATAGATTAACCCTCAACTGACCGCCTCTTGTTTCAAATACTTGAATTTTATTCATTGATACTGTACGTAAGTATCTACGTATGGAGGTAACAACCTCTTCTTTTATCAAAGAGAAAGTGGTATCATCCAAAGGCTCCATTAAGAATTTTCTTAGATTACAACCATAGTCAGGTCGCATAAACCTTTCGCCGCGTTCAGTTCTAATTAGAGTTTTAAGATTTGATTTTATTAATTTTAAATCTGAAGATTTACTAAAATAGCCATTAGTGGGAGAAGTTTCAATTGGGTATCCTAAACCAGTTAGCTTAGGAGATTGCAAGGTAGTGGAATCTAAGACCTTCTTAGGGGCTACTTGTCCAAACTGGGTTACTGATAGAGAGGTAGTCATTTAAATCACTTGTTAGCTCAAATCGATATTCTTAAAGAATTTTTGAGTAGCATTATAGTTATTTAGGACTTCAGACTCGCTTAGTGCTTTAGAGTAGAATCTGGTACATCCGATGTAACCTCTAAGACCACTTATTTGACCTCCAAATCTGCCGCCCATAAAGTTACCGTCTGGAGTGCTGCCGTTAATGCTACCATCGATACCGTCAGTATACCCACCCCCGATTATCCAAGGTGTGAAGTAGCTATCGAGACTAGGCCCTCCTGAATACTCAAATGAGTTGTTTTGGTATATAGAGGGAGCTTTATACGTTTCTCTAACTCTGTCGGTTCCAAAAGTATCCTGATAGCTAGAGGTGGCCAAATTAACACCATCTAGATACACCTTAACTTGGTTAGCTTCAGGATCTATAGATACTGAGATTTGAGAGAACTCATCATTACAGCTAGATAGAGTTTTGTTATTAAATTTCTGGAACACTGGAACAGTCATTCCGTACCAAGAATTTCTGTTGCAATTCTCTCTGTTTGCTATAAAACCTGCTGATGAAGAATCATAGGACTGGGTGGGCGCAAGGACAAGTTGAAGTCCAGCTATACCGTTCTCGGAAGCATCATTACTAGGATCTAAACCTGATGTAAATCTCCTATCCCGTGTAAACCCTAGGATAGCACCCCTGACAATACCCGTGCCGCCATCAAAAGACATATTGTTAATATTGGATTGAGGTTGCTTGGAATCAGATATTCCAACATTTTCGTTAGCTAATATGAGCCTATACAGGCCAGATGCGTTATTGTTGGTGTATCCTGCGTCTACATCTTTAAGGTTCGGAGTATGCACCCAAGTTTCAAATGTGGCTCCCTTGGAATTATATAAAAAGTCTTGAAACTTTGATTTCTGAGGAAGCTTAATGTAAGTGCCATTACCTGATAAGCCTAAATTAGAATCAAGATGTGCAACGCCGCTTAGGAAGGGTATACCTAAGCCCTTATCAAAGATGCTTGAAGAATCTCCAACTATTTGAGAGTTGTAACTTTGACCAAACTGACTACTGTTCCTAACACCAAAGTTAAAACCAGAGGCTACATCAGTCTCAACTGTTAAATAGTTGTATAGGGCAAAAAGCTCGTCTTCAACTATCCTAGTGTTAATCTGGATACTGGGCGCCGAAGAAGAGGCGGCATCATCAATAATTTCTCCCTTCGCTACGTTGGAAAGAAGAATGTGATCAAGGAATACGGAATCAGTTGAAGTTATCTTTTCTGTAAATTTAATCTCAAGAGGTAAGACTACACCTTCCACATCAGCTTGATTAAGAACTATCTTTCTTTGCTCTTCAATATCTATTAAAAAGTTGGTGCCTGCTAAATATGAGAAGTCGTTTACTGGCACCTCACCGACAGCATACAGGGCTCCTTTGCCTAACAGTATTGGAACCTTTACAGCTAACTCAATTTGTTTCTTACGTTTATTGATTTTATCTTGAAAGTGTGATGCCTCAGATAACATTACTTGCTTCATATTGTCGATCACAGCAATAGAGGCCGCACTGTCAACCAAGTCTTGAATATCGGCAGACACATCAAAAACTTTCCTATCTTTCTGACCTTCCAGTGTCAGAAGAAGCTCATCTTGATCGTAAAATCTAGAAAGGGATGGAGAATTGTCTAATATCTCTGGATCTAATAGAGTATTAAAATAAAATCTAAGATCTTTAGAAGACATGGGAATTCCTCGACCTCCAAGACTCGGATCAAACTCTAACTTCCATAGGTTTCCATCTGGGAATCCACCTTCTCTAAACTTAACGTCCTCTTCCCTCTCTGCAAGTTCAAGAAGAGCAGGCTGTATGCCACTTGCTTGTGAGTCATAATACAAGCCATCTACTGATAAAACAAACTTACCAGCGCGAGATTTAGGAGGGCCAAACTCTAACCTAAACACAGACTCAACAATCTCATCGTCCTCAGCCCCAGGCTCCAAGGAAGGATCAGAAGCTCTCGCATCAATAATACCATCAATGTTGTTAATTGCATTATCAAAGTTATCTCTGGCCTCTGTTGCGGCGTTAGCTTGATCTATGAAAACCCCAAAGTTTTGAGAAATATACTCATCAAATCCAGCCGGGTCAAGATTGGCGAACTGCTCGCGTCTTTCAGATGCACCCGCATTGCTGTTGTCTAAAAAGTCTTTAAACTTTTGAAGGCAGGCCTCAATCTCTGCATATCTTCTTTCAATCTCAGAGGCTATGCCAGCAAGTCCCTGAGCAAGACCTATAAAAGCTCCCAAAGCTCCCGTAATACCACTAAGAATGTCTAGACCAAGTCTAGAAGATTCGGAAAAGAATCCAAAAAATCCATCTCTGTCGGGGAATAATGAAATACCAAGCTCATCCCTAATTATCTGATTAATCTTTTTAATTATATTATCAGCAAGCTCTCTGCCTTTCCGCATTGCCTCCCGCATTGCAAAAAGAATTGGACTCGGTATCAAACCTAAAATATTAAGATCAGAAGCCAAGTCTAGCATGCAGCTAGGAACACCAAAGCTAGCAGCAATATCCGATATCCCGCCTCCACCTGAGAGAAGTGCTTTTGCGTCGAATCCCATTAGGTAGCTCCTGCTCCTGGAAGACCATCATTGTAGTCGTCTTCTATTGGAGGCACTGGAGTTATCTCAGGAGGTGGGAAAGTAATAAACGGAACCGGAGTACCTCCAAGGCCCTCGGGTGGATTAACAGTGTTGATAGGAACCCCATTAATAGAGTTTGCTAAGGCATTATTTCTAATCTCAGCCGTAGCAGTATTTGTAATGGCTGTCCCTGAGTCAATTTGAATAGGGCCTAAGGACCTCATGCTAATTCCTGCTAAACTTTCCATGTTAATAAACCCTGCACTCTGAATATTTATATTTCCAGGAGTTCCTAAGGCTCCTGTTTGTGAGAATATATCTATATTTCCTGTTTCACTGTCTAAGACAAGTTTTGCATTATTTGTAACTATATGTATCTTGCTACTCAGACCAAGGGCTGCTAATATAATATCACGCCACCTTGTTTTAAGTCTTACATTGCCCGACAGAGGTGTAACTCCGGCAGGTGAGGGAATTCTATCAGGAGGAAGCGCATACGTTCCAAACATCCCCGTTGAGTTGTTCTCAATATTAATATCACCACCATCCTGAATCTTCATGGTAATATCAGCGTTTGTGCATTTATACTCGTGATAGCCTCTAGTTACTACGCTAAAAGATCTAGTGCCATAGCCATCATTATTTGTGCTACTATTAAGAATTAAGTTATCCCCTTCTTCATTTCTAATTTGAACACCTAAAGCACCAACATTGACCTCGCAGTCATTTTGAGCCTTTACTGTAACATCGTTTAAAATTTTGTCTTTAGCGTAGTTTCTAGTAATGTAAAGGCCTGCCCCAACTGGATTTGTAAAGCATTGAGTAACTGGTCTTCCTGGTTCTTTATCTCCATCATCGTTTAAAGTTTCATCACTGTACGTCTTAGCTTTGTTATCATTATCTCGAAGTGCCTGGAATGTTGGGTTTAGTAACTCCTGCCCTGGATCGGACTTATCTTTGATGATGGTCGATATATAATAAAATTCACTCTCACCCTTCCTACTAGGGTCTGTATTGTGGTATGCTAATATTTGAGTTTGTGGTTCGGGAATCCCTACAAAGCCTCCCATATTTACTCGGTAATAAGGAGAAGTATAAGTGACCGGCTTCTCAATTTCAGTTCCGCCTAAAACAAACTTTGCATAAAATTGACCATCATGTTTGCCGTTGGAATTGGAACTATCAGTAACTTCCCCTACTACAACTTTCATAATTTAACCTCCTGCTGGATCGGTAGCATTAACTCCACCACCCTGTTGACGTTGATACTCATCCGCTTCTTGTTGCCTCTTAAGCCTTTCCGCCGCTGCCTTACGTCTTGCTTCTTCTTTCTTTCTCTTAAGCTCTTCGTCGATATCTTCCTGTGTGATATTGAAGAATTCTACCAAGGATATATCTCCGCTTATTGTTCCAATACCATCACCATTAGGAATTAACTCAAACTCAGAGAAAGCACTATCATGACTTATGGTATGCTTGTAACCTATTATAGTATAAGCTCCAGTAAAAAATGCTGGGGCTGGAATGTCTCTCAAATTTGTGGCTCCAATAATATTATTAGAGAGTCCAAACAAGTAACAGTCTCTTCCAAGCTTCATCATGGTATTGAAGAAAGGTAGGGTCTTGAGCTTTACATTAATTATGTATCTACTCATGTTCCTGAGAACTTCGTAGTCATTTACACCCACTTGACCAGGATCTACTGTTTTTTTGAAAGTAGGGGGAGTTCCTGCTTTTAAAGTAACAAAGTCTAGCAGACTCCTCATGCTAGTGCCTCCAACTGGATCTCCCCCATCACTTTCAGAGAGCACAGATAAGACCAGTTTTTTAGTATCTCCGTTCTTTAATTTACTTATAAAATCAGCAGTCTTTCCTGCTTTTACTGTTGATTTGTAAATACCTTCAATAGTTTTAATTACCCCTATTAGGCTATCAGAAAATAATTCGTTGTCGTTCACAAATGAAGATGATGGGTCAATTTCTTGAAGAAGCCCATACCCTGAATCATGACCGGCGTTCATCAAAACACCTTTGTAGGGACTGCTGTCAAAACTAATTGATTCCACATTTGCGTTTGTAACATTACTCATGAATACAATAGGATCAGTTAGTTTATTTAATTCTGCCTGGACTTCATTACCATACTGGTAAAGTTCTACGGTCTCATTGAAAGAAGAAGTTCTTGAAAAGTTACCAGCGGCAGTAAAGAAATTTTTTCTAAATTCTAGAGCATACTCCTTCCATTGTGCGTCAGTAATTTTAACAGCATCAAAAAGATTAGTGGCCAAAGATGTGTATCCATTGCCAGTGTTCTTAATATTGGGCAATCCCGGCACCGCAGCCTCTCTTGCGGCGATCTTCATCCTCGGGGACGCCATCGCGCTGTCGGCAAGTGAACTACGCTGGCCTTTGTAATTAATTTCATTTGAAGTTCCTCTGAGAGACACAATCTCATCTATCCTAGCCATCTCATAGTAGACAAGTTGTTTGTCAAAATTGAACTCACTATTCTTACCATAGATTTTGTTAAGGCCTGGGTAGATTAAGTTATCTATGATTCTTTCATTGCCAAAAATTATGACAGGGCAATCGGATCTTGTTATCAGTCCATAGTCTTCTAAGGATTTTAAAATTTTGAAATCATTTTCTTCTATTAAAGTAAAATCATTTTCTGTTTTGTTGTCGCCGCTTTTTTTGATTTTTCTAATCATCGTGTGTAGCGGCTTTAGAACATTCAACTGGGAATCATGAGACTTATCGGGATCAGTCTCCTTAGTTGTCATTTTAAATCTTATCACGCCACGATTTGGAATGGGAGTTGACTTCGTCGCATCTGGATTATTAACATATGCTTCTTTGACAACATTAAGACCCTGAATAGAGGCGTCGCGCTCTTTAGCTTCCATTTTTCCTATGGCAATCTCTATCTGAGCATTAAGCTTTTCTATCTCGCCCTCTATATTTTTTATTTGATTTCTAAGGGCAGTATCTGTTCTTTTTCCATTCTCGATGAAGTTGTTGGCGTTATTTAACGCCTCTCTTCTTCTGGCTGCGGCATTTATGACCTCGGCTGAACCAGTAGGTCGGGTCCGTATGTTCCCAGAACTATTTATCTTGAATATAAACGCTATGGCTTTGTCCCCCTCTCTAGCAACTCTAGGAAGATTTTTAACACTTTTAGCAATTTTCAAAAGATTGAATATTACTTTATTTTTTTCAGTTTCTAGCTTACTAATACTTTGGTTATTAGCTGCTATCTGATTAGTCATTTTTTCTTTTACTTTCTGTAAATCACTTAGCTTTTCATCTATCTCTTTTTGAGTAAGTTTAGACGCAGAAAAATCTGGAGTATCTACGTTGATCCCATATGCTTTAAGTTTCTCTTGATACTGTTCCTTGGCTGGGTTGAATTTGTCAAGAAATGACCAATCAGCGTCAGTTAAAAACAAAACATTACCAATAGGCACGTTGAATCTTTCAGAAAGAAATTTTTTAACCATCCTCCTAACTGCAAAGTTAGTCCCATTACCTCCCTTATCAGTTGCGTCACCTGCTAGCCCTGTTCGTCTGATCTCTTTTGGATCATTGGGAAGTCTAAAGAAAGACTCATCGCTAACAAATTCTGGTTTACTGTCGCCTGCCAGGGAACTGTCAAACACAGACCTAGCCTGTGCATAGTCTGTATCACTAAATACCTTATTTGAAAAAACTACTTGCCCTTCTATCGTGGGTGAAAACATCAATTCAAGCTGTCTGACGTTGTCCCCCGTAGATGTTATATTTGCGTCTATAAGCTCTACAACATATGGGCCTGACCAGCTAGCAACATCATCGCCCATCCCATAAGCAACATAAAAGGTAGGTTTGGACTCCTTAGCTAAGTCAACCAAACCTGCATTGCCTCTTAGAGATCTTTCAATTTTAGCTCTTATTTTTATAAACTCTTCTAAACCATTTTTGGATACTTGAAAGTATTCTAAAAGCTCATTGGTCTCAAGTAATTTTAGAACTGCGTATCTCTGCCCTTGAGCTTTTGGAAAATCTATTTCAAAGCTTATAAAATTATCATTTCTCATAGGAGAAACTATTAATGAGTTTCTTTTTTGAGAATCTGAGAGATTTGCATAAAGCTCCGGTAGGCTGGTTCTGTTAAGTCGATCATAGAAAAGCTTTTGTGTTACAGTAGGATCCTTAGTGACAACAATGTTATAGGTTGTTGGAGCCTTAGGCTCGGAACCGTCTGCTGTAACTACCACCGTGTTCGTCATATTGCTAATATCCTAATGCGATCTCCTACATTAAGTTGCTCAAATGGATCGTATATGTTATTTGTCCAACAAACAAGCCAGTCCAATTCAGGACTTTCATAAAATAAATCAGCGATCTTATCGGCTCTATGCTCGTACCCTGGAGGTATAACACCAACTTTAGCAGGAATTTTTTGAAGTTCGGCTATTGATGTTTTGAATTCTTGAGATCCGCAAGAAGTAATTACAACTTTATCCTTATGCACTACCGATCTATATCCCAAAGATAAGTGATTTTTATATATCAAAGTACAGTCCCCCCTCTAGCTTGAGAAGATAGTCTATCCCTATCACTAGCGTCTCCGCCTTGAATATCACCGTTGTAAGGATCAATATTGTTAGTCTCTATCACAGACTCCCAACCTGTAATGTTATCTCCATCAAAAGTATCTCCAGCTTTAAAGTTTCCAAAGTTACCAGCACGATTCTCAACTAAATCCAAACTAATAGAAACTCTTTTTGGAGTTACTGTTTGAACGTCGTAACCTGCTTCGTTCTCAATATTTATATTATAGGACCTAAGAAGGCATGGGACATTGTTGTACATGGTTCCGTGAGAAAGCCGAATAACTGGAGGCCCATAAAGAGGGTTTCTAGAATTGTTCAAAACTGAGCCTCTAATTAGGTTTATATAGAATATAAACAAGTTTAAAGTTTTGTTGACAGTAGCAATATTATCATCGCTACTTGCTAATCCAAGCCAGTCGTTTAGGCCATCTAATGATAGAATATCAGCAAGATTAGTTTGAGTTAACTGCCCAATTAATCCCCTATAGTATTTCCTATGAACATCTGCGTGATCTTGATCAACCTTTTCGGATACGTTAAGACCATCATTTAAAGATTCTCTCAAAGCTGCTGTTTTAGTAACCTCTAGAAGTTCTCTTTGTAAATCGCTGGGGAGTGCAAAAGTGTTTGACACAGGTCCTTCCAACTCAGTTAAAATATCTTCTTCAGCCTCGTCCACTAACTTAAAACCCTCTTTGGCAACAGTTCTCTCAGAAAAGAAAACTTTAAAAAGCTGTTTAAATTTTTCGTCTAGCTCCTCTGCCATTTCCATAAGGTGTATCAAAGTTATTTGAAAAGTGACAGAAAGAGATCTTGATTGTGCTCCGCCATATGAAAACAGTTGACCTGCTCGCCCAGTTAAGTTATAGCTATTCAAGTTAGCTTGGCCCTTTTCTGATATACTGGGGTTCTCCAAGAAAGGAATAAAAGTTCTTATTACCCTTCCTTTTGCTTGAGGAAACTCAATTGCTAAATGGGATCTTTGAGCTAATTTTCTAGGATTTTTCCTAAGCTTACCAGTAAAGCCATTGCCTAGTTTTAGTGTATTAGGAATGAATAAAACCATTTATTAAGGTCTCCTTGTTGCCGAAAGGTTTGATCCCGTGGGCGCGTTTCTAGCAGTTTTCTCGACCGCTGTCTTAATAGCTTCAAACAAAGCTTTCATTTCAGGGTCTGTCATGAATGATCCACCTCTAGATCTTATGTATCCTGCTAAGAAATCTAGCCTGCTCATATCTCTAGCGGCTTCTTCTGCTCGTCTTCTTTGTCGCTCTTCATCGGCTATTCGGCGTTGTTCAGCTAGCTCTTCAGCACTCTTCCCTGTGTTAGATGCAATTAAGCCTAGAACTGCACCTATGCCACCACCCACCATAGTTCCAAGTCCAGGGATAAAGCTTCCTATCATGGCTCCATACTGCATTCCCTGAATTGCTCCCCCGGTTTGAATACCGCCAATCTCGTCAGGGAGGAGTGAATCCGCTAAAACACCGGCACCAAGCGCAGCACCCGTGCCACCTATGCCTCTCTTTGCAAGATTTCTAAGTCTTGCATTTGTGGTTGTACCCATTGACATAAAGTCACGGGACATCGCACCGATGGGGCCGCGACCGCCCGTTCGAATGGCTTGCTTTGGTGTCATTGGGTATTTAGGGCCTTGTTGACTGGCGCCTCCAAGTATAGAACCGGCTGCTCCAGCACCCAGAGTTAGCCTGGACAAAAATATTAAGATATTGGTGTTGATTGAACCCAATTGCCCTAACATACCTATAGCAGTGTTGTCGTAGAAGTTTTGTGCTCTCTTATTAATATTCTCGATGCTATTGTAGGTTTCGTCTGTTGTCTTCTTCAACTCATCCTGAACTTTGAAATCTTGCCTTGCAATTTCAGCCAAGTTAAGTAGTTCGGCAGTCTGGCTCTTGCTGATTCCAAGGGTTTGTGATAGAATGTCTAAACCAAATCTACCACCTCCAAGTTGATCTCTTCTTGCTTCCAATTGATCAAAGATTGGTAAGACTTGTTGAAGATTCAGCCTACCTCCAGCAGCGAGAGTTTGACGTTGTCCTGTCGCTCCCAACAATTGAGCAGTTCTCTCAGTATCTAATCCTCCTACAAGAATCTTGTTGAGAGTCGCAAGAGCGCCTGTGATATCTGTTCCACCAGCGCGTCCCGTAAGCTCTGTCGCGACCTCACCTAAAGAGTCTACAGCATTAGAGCCAAAGAACGATGCGGTCTGTAAAGTATCTCTTAAAGAATTTAAGGTGTTTATGAGCTTGTCGTTACTAACACCGTAAGCATCACTCACCTCTTTATTCACTTTTGCAGCGTTATCAAGAGACTGTATGTTGTTACCTGTGAATAACACTAGATCAGAATTAAGCTTATTTAAGGCAGTAACATCCTGGCCGGTCGCAATTATTTCAGTTGTAAGGTTGTCTAGTGCATCCGTTTGAACCCTAACACCTCGACCAAAGCCATCGATGATTGCGAGCCTAAGCTCGTTGTTACTAGTTAAATTCCTTGAAAGAAGATTACTATTTTTCTCTACAGACTTAGATAACTTTTCATTTGTGACGCCAATCTTAAGAGCAGCGACATTGGTCTTATCTGCTCGGTTTATGGCATCACTAAGTCGAGTAAGAGGATTTAAAAAGTTTTGAAACTTTGAATTTAACCTAATAATTGACCTGTTTAAATTTGAGGACAACCTATTCTGGGTTGCGAGGAGTTCGTTACGTATGTCTTCTCTAGATGTCATTTATCCACATTAACCTTAAGTATATTTCTAATTTTAGCCACATTGAAAGTTCTAAAATTTCTCCTGCCCAGAAAAGATCCAATTATTTCTCGGGAATTGTAGTTACAAGCAGTTTCGTTGTTATATAAGTTATTTATCATCAGAGAAAACATCGCCTCAGATAATGTATCTGCCTGTACAAAGTTAAGGAGTGTGTTGTTTCTGGAAGAAAGAAACATCCCGTCCGAAGTCCTTCTCGAAGACACCACTAAACCATACCTTAGTGAGCCTTCATAAGTAAGCTGGGCAATATCTCCCGGCCTTAGACCTAAATAAGATGTTTCAGTTAACGTGTAGTTAAAGTCCTCTAGATTCTGAATCAGAGTTGCGTCTATCTCTCGTTCCATTGTAATAATTTAGTAAATATCGAATATTTAGTGTTTTTCAAGGATAAGGATCCTCTATAACTATTTATAAGATATGAATACGTTAGAAGAGGATTTAGTTGAAACCATTGACCTGCTGAACTTTACTTTCTCCAGTGACTTTGTAGATAAATGGAGTTTTAAATATGGAAAAAGATTACCTAGTCTTTATCAGCTAAGACTTTTAAAGTCACTTGATACAAGAAAGCCTTTGAAGATACAGACTGTATATAAGTTCTTAGTTGTTGATTCTGGATTCAATGAAGAAGTAATAATATCTTTTCTAAATGATATTGACTACGAGATCTATTTCCCTATAATTAAGGGAAAGATCAAAGACCTATGAAAAATTTAGAAGATAAGATTGTCAATGCTCAATTCAGATCAAAAATGATTGAGGAATACAACTCTGACCCAGGTGAAAATTGGGAGAAGCTAGGCCTTTTTGAAAATATTATTTACTTGTTCGTAGTCTATGCAGTCTTTAAGACTTTTGTGCCTTTTTAAGGGCCTTCTGCTCATCGATACGTTGACAGACTACAGATTCTGATTCAAATCTGGGACAAGCTTCTTTATATTCGCACCAGTCACAGAACACATTTTCTTGAGCCCAAAACTCATCCTTCTTCTTCTTGCGAATTCTCCATACTTTTTCGGTCTGCACTTTCTTCCAGCGATCAATTTGAAACTTACTAAACTTTACTGCAACAAAGTTTCCAGTAACAGGATAGTAGTGAGCGCAGTAGATCTTATTGTAAGGAACGTCATAAAGCTTGTGAATTGCCCATGCATAACCCTTTAGTTGGTTATCATCCATGAGAGTCTTTTTCTTTTTCTCTCTCTTGGATGTCTTGTAGTCAATAACTAGATAGCCACCATCGCTACCCTTGATCACTCGGTCAATAACGCCTATAAAATTGATGTCGTGCTTCTCATCCATTGGGACATTAACGACTTGCTCGGTAGACATAGTTTCTCCGAGTCCCTGGTTCCAGATTATGAAGTTTTCTAGGCAGGACTTCATCCTATCATTATCACGGAAGGGCACCTTGTAGGTTGCACGCTCTTGCTCCGCAATCCTCAACAAGGACTTCATGTCCTTCTCTTTATAGCCCAGTTCAAATATCTTGTGAATAAAAGACCCGAAGTTCAAAGCATCCTCATTCTTCGAGCCGAATCCCGGCAGCTTCAAGATATATTTCAGTCTGTACTTC